CCTTCCCCACCAGGTGAGGTTGAGTTCGTGGTTGTCCGGGTTGAACGGCTTCCGGGACACACAGCGACCGTGGATCACATAGAACGCGTAGGACCGCCAGTACTTCACTTCAGCTCCTTGAAGGGTGAGCACTGAGCGCAGTGACCACCCAGGTTGTTCGAGCAGGGCGGCGGGTTCTGGTCCTCGATGCGCTTCATCAGCTTCTCGGCACGCTCGAAGACGTGCTCGACCACGGTGGGGTCCCGCTTGATGGGGAACTCCTTGTAGGACTGGTCCGCCTTCAGCTCGTACAGGAAGACGATTTCCTCCAGCGGGTTGCCCATCCGGCGCATCAGCTCCAGGTACATCTGCCCCTGCTTGATGTGCGGGATGAACGGGCGGCTGACGTCGCCCCACGCCTTCATGAAGTCCCCGTCGTGCTTCTGCATGAGCTGGGGAGCCTCAGCGCGGATCGTGCCCGGACCGATGGTCTTGATTTCGATCAGGAACTCTTCCCCGGTGGGCTTCTTGATCCAGCCGTCCGTGTGACCGGCGATCCGGAGCTTGGGCTCGACCAGGGCGACCTCGTCGTACTCCATCAGCCCCTTGACGCCGCAGTTCTCACAGTCCCACAGCGCGGTTCCCCACGCGGTCTTCTTGCAGACCAGGCAGGTGAACTTGCCGTGAATCCAGCCCATCTCGTGGAACCAGCGCTGCCACTTGGCGTGGGTGAGGTGCCCGGTGTCGAAGATGCTCTGCATCCGTAGGACAGGATTCCCACCAGCCTTCGGGTATCCGTGCAGCAGGTAGTAGGAAGCTCGGCGGCACCAGTCGTTCTTGATGATTTCCGAGGGGTGGAGCACCGTGGTGCTGCGGTCCTGCTTCGGCTTAGCCTGCAGGTGGCGTTCGAGGTCCCCGAGCACCCGGCTGGGCTTCTTCTTCGCGTCGAGGAACCTCTTCAGTTCCTCACTGCTCACACGGGTAACGGCTGCGTTTGCTGCCACGGGGCGGCTCCTTCCGACTGGAGAATGAACTCCTCCAGGCTCATTTCGTGCCGGAAGTGCTTCTGCCACTTCCGAACGAGGGCGTTGCGCTCGCGGTGGCTCATCCCGCCGAGGATGCCGTGCTCCTCGTTGGTGGCGATGGCGTTCCAGAGGCACTGGCGGATCACCGGGCAGACCTCGCGGTTCTCCTCAGGGTCTCCGTGGCAGAACTTCTTCGCCTTGGCGGCGACGGTCTTGTAGGTCTTCCGGTTGCGCTCCGGGAAGAACATCTCGGTGTCCTGGTCGAGGCAGCCTGCCTGCAGGCGGGTCTCCCTGTTCCACTCGTCATCCATCGGCGCGCTCCTTCAGCTCCAGGAAGTCGTCCTCGCCGAGGATGACGTAGTTCTTGTTGTTCAGGGAGAGACCGAAGACGGGCATGCGCCCGGTCATGATCGCTTCCTTCGTGATCTTCTCCAGCTCGGCAGCCTGGATGGAGCGCGACTTGGCACCGGTCCACTTGTGCTCGATGAGCATGTCGGCGGTGCGGATGTCGCCCTTCGCCGACCAGAACGCGCCGGAGGCGGGGACGGTCTGCCCGCCCATCTTCTTGGCGATCCGCTTCTCGTGAGCCTGGGACGCCTTCTGTCCTACAGACCTCACGCGCTGGCACCTGCCAGCACTGCGGCGGGGGAGCCGTTGCCGAGCACGAGGTCGCGCAGCTCCTCCATGAAGTCGACCTCTTCGCGGACGGTCTGCAGGAGCGCCTCCTGCCCGTTCCACTTCCGGTCGCCGTAGTAATACCAGGCACCCTTGCGGCTGACGATGTTCTCGTCCAGGACCGCCAGCGTGACGATTTCCTTGGCGAAGTCGTAGTCGCCAGCCTCGAAGACGCCGGAGTCCTTGAAGTAATAGTCCACGTAGGCGACCTGTCCGGGTGGGTAGACCTTGTTCTTGATCGTGCGGAACGCGATGCGCTGCCCGACCCGCTTCTTGCTGGTTCCGGAGCCCTCATCGATCCACTCCTGTCGGCGGACCTCGACGCGGGTGAAGAACGCGTAGTCCTTGCCCTGACCGCCAGGCGTGGTGCGGGGGTCGCCGTGGGTGACGCCGATCTTCATCCGGTACTGGTTGATGATCAGCCCGAGGATGGGGCGCTGGTGCTCGGTCAGGCTGCGCTTCATGGCGGCACCGACGACGCGGAAGAACTTGTTGGTCAGGAGCGCTCCGCGCCCCACCGTCATCTCGTCCATGTTCTTCTCGGCTTCCGGAGCCGGGACGAGCGCGGGGAGGGAGTCGATCACGATGGCGTCCACCTGCTGGGACTCAGCGAAGTCGATGACCGCCTGGTACGCCTCCTCCATGATGGTGGTCTCCACCAGGATCACGCGGCTGGTGTCGACGCCTAGCATCTCGGCGTACTCGGGCACCCACTGCTCGGCGGCAACCCAGACCGTGACGAAGTCCGGGTTCAGCGCCTGGTTGGCTGCGATGCACTTCAGCGCCAGGGCGGTCTTTCCGTGGGACGGCTCTCCTATGAGTTCGTTCCACTGGTTGCCCGGGAACCCTCCACCGAGAACGAAGTCGAGCGTGGTCGAGCCAGTCGTGATCTTCGGCAGGACGAACGACGCCTCGATGCTGGAGCCGATGATCACCGCGTCCCCGCCGAGTCGCTTGTTGATGTTACCGATGAGCTTCTGCAGCTCAGGACTCAGCGCCACTAGCCGACCCTTCCGATGACTGTCTGCGGGTTGTAGTTGTTCGTGGCGTTGTTGCCGATGGCGGCACGGGTGTTGCCCTCGACCTTCGCGCCAGTGAGCGCGCCGTAGCGGCTGCCCGCCTGCTCGACCGGGTAGCCGCAGTCCAGGCAGCGCGGGGTGACGTCGGGGTGACCCTGCGGCGTCATGTAGTTCTCGGAGCCACAGCCGGGACAGCTCGCGGTTTGGCTGGCGCTCTGCGCCTTCGAGCGTGGCTGGGGAGCAGGAACGTACGGCTGCTGGAACTGCTGAGAAACGGGGGGTAGCGGACTCAGCGGAGCCTGGTACTGTGGCTGAGGCGCGGGCGGTTGCGGAGAGTTGTTCGCCATCTTCCGCGCGAACCAGTCGGCAGTGTTACTCATCAGGGTCAATAGCTCCAAAGGGTCAGGGGCGCGAGGGGCTGTCGGCAGGGAATGATTCCTCGAAAGAGGGGGACAGTGCGGATCGGCTGGTCACCGAGACCCCCGTCCCCCTCTTCGGGTAGAGCTTCAGCCACGTCGGAAGAGGCGCTTCCGCTTGGGCTTCTCAGCGGGCGCGTTCTGCGGAACCACGAGGATGCCCTTGTCCACGAGCTGCGAGATGACACCGAGGGTGAGCTGCAGTCCGAAGCCGTGCAGTGACTTGGCGTGCGCGATGAAAACCTCGTCGGGGAGCTGGGACACCACGTCGGGGTCCATGTGCTCCCGCTCGTGCACGACCATCCCGTTGGAGAGCACCTTGGCGTAGGACGAGATTACTTCGGCGAGGTGAGCCACCTCATACAGCCGTGCGCTGCTCGCCTCCACCTCCATCTCGTACACCTCGTCGCTCATCGGCGGGATTCCGAGCAGGGCGAGCACGTGGTGCTCATCTGCGGGGGGAAGCTGGGTGTCCATGATGAATGAACGGGTTCCGTTCATCGCCATGCCCAGAAGTTCGCTCTGGTCGATCATTTTGCCTCTCCCCACTTGTCTACGATGTAGACCTCTGCCTTTAGTGGAACTGTAATCGCTTGCAGCGAGATACCCTCCATCGACACGCGGACAGCCTCCGCAGTTTCTTCCGCGCGGTCCTCCGGCGTGATTACCACGAGTTCGTCGTGCACGGTGAGCAGAACGTTGATGTCCGGCTCGTCTACGAAGCAGGAGTGCGCTCGAACGATGGCGAGCTTCATGATGTCGGCTGCCGAGCCCTGGATCACCGTGTTGAACGCCTTCCGCTCTCCAGAACTGATCAGACCGGGCTCCCGGCTCAGAAGCTCCGGAATGTAGCGTCGGCGACCGAAGATCGTCTCGACATAGGGCATCGGGGAGTGAGACTTGGCTGCCCGCACCACTTTGGACTTGTAGCGCCCGATTTCGGGGAACATCTTCTCGAACGCGTTCATCAGCGCCTTCGCCTCGGTCACCGTGATGCCCAGGTCCCCTGCCACCTTGTCGGGACCGATTCCGTAGGACATCGCGAGCACGAGGACTTTTCCTACGGCGCGCTCCTTGCCCAGCGGGTCCGCGATGGTGCGGTAGACGTCCCCGCCCGTGAGGTAGTTGTGCACCAGGGTCGGGTCGCCGGAGAACGAGGCGATGACGCGGGGCTCGATCTGCGAGTAGTCCGCGACGATGAACTTGTAGCCAGGAGGGGCGGCGAACATGTTGCGGACGAGCTTGGCGTACTTGCCGCGCGACGGGATGTTCTGCAGGTTCGGGTTGGTGGAGGAGAACCGCCCGGTCTCCGCGCCGTGAGCGTTGAACTGGGTGTGCGCCCGCCCGTTGACCAGCAGCGAGGGCTTCTCTACGAACTTCTCCTTGCCGTTGGTCACCCGCTTGACCGTGCCGCCCTTGTACGGGATCACGTAGGTGGTGAGCAGCTTGTTGAGGTCGGCGTACTCCAGCAGCGCGTCGACCAGCTTGTCCTTGCCGCGGTGGAACTCCAGGGCTTCGGCGCTGGTGGCGAAGTGCGACCAGTCGAGCGGGTGCCCGTCCCGGGCGAGCTGCTGCCCCTTCGGGGTGAGCGCCACCTTGACCCGCGGGTTCGGCTTCAGGCGCGGCTTGCTACCGTCCTCGCCGGGGGCGTACAGCAGCTTCTGCTTGACCTGCCCCGAGTTGATCGCGAACGGCTTGCCAGCGGCGACGTAGCACTTCGCCTCTGCCGCCATGACGCCACGGGAGACCTCCTCCTCGATGGTGTCCAGGTGCTCCACGTCCACGGGCGCGCCGGACAGCTCCATGTCGCAGAGCGCGGGGAGCAGGTCCATCTCCAGCTTCCAGACCTTGCGGAGGTTCCCAGCGAGTCGGGGTGCCAGCGCCTTGTAGAGCAGCCAGGTCACGAACGCGTCGATGGCGGAGTACTTCGCCACGTCATCGAAGCTGTGCAGGGCGACGTTCTCTCCTACGCCCTTGACGATTTCGATCTTCAGCTCGCGCTTGACACAGGTGAGGAGGTCGAGCTTGTGCTTGTTCCGGTTGTCCACGATGAAGGACGCCATGAGCGTGTCGAAGTGCGGTCCGGTCGGGACCTTCCAGGCGAACAGCCCGGTTCGGAAGTACTTGGCGATTGACTTGTGGTCGAACTTCAGGTTGTGCCCGACCTTGGTCGCCCGCCCGAACATGAGCGGCTTGATGGCGTCGAACACCTGGCGGGGGTTGAGCTGAGTGGGCGGCGCACTGAATACCGGCTTCCACAGCTTCTGGCTCTTGGTGAAGTGGGCGTCGGTGATCGGCAGTCCCTTGGCGATCCGCTTCTGGGCGGAGGGCAGCAGCGGCTTGTTCCAGTGCAGGAACTCCCCGTTGGGGTGCCCCATCGGGATCACATCGACCCGGACCTCTCCGGTGTCGGGGTCGTCGGTGGCGAACTGAATCCAGCAGACGTCGTTGATCTTGGGGATGACGCGGTGCTCACCGATTGTCTCGGTGTCGTACGCGAACGCCTTCACCCGGGAGTAGGCGGCGACGAACTCGCTCAGCGCTGACTCGGTGGTGATGACGTTATATCGAATTGAGTCTAAGTCCATGGGTATTCCTCGGTAGATCGGCAGGTCGGCAGAGAGTAAGGGCGGGAACAGCCGCGCAGCCATTCCCGCCCTTGGTGGGGACTAGAGCCCCTAGTCGTTGTCGCCGAGGAGTTCCTTGGCGACCGCGACCAGATCGGACTTCGGGTTCACGTAGATCGCCGAGGTGTCGTACTTCTTCGCGGAGGCGGACAGCTCCTCCGCCTGGTTGGGCTCGATTTCCCAGTCGTCCGCCAGGTCCGACACCTTCACGCGGTCGAGCGTGAACGTGGTCTTGTTGCCGGTGCCGATGCGGGAGATTGCCCAGTAGTGACGGGTGAGCGGACCGCGGCGCGCGTCGCCGTTGGCGACTTCGAGCTGGCGACCGAGGGTCGACGCAGCGGTCAGC